AGAATTTAATATGTGGATTGCTTACTTTCAAATCCAACATGAGGAACGAGAACGACAAGAACGACTAGCAAAGGCAAATAGATAAGTGGCAACAAAAAACGTAAATATAGACATCATAGCGAAAGACAAGACCAGACAGGCTATGAAGTCAGCGTCTACAGGTCTTAACAATCTTAAAAAATCTGTTTTTAGTCTACAAACTGCCCTTATAGGAATAGGTGGCTCATTAGTCGCTAAAAGTTTTCTTGATACAGCAAGAGAAACGGAAAGACTACAAGTAAGATTTAAGTTCCTATTTGATGATGTTAGAGAGGGTGAAAAAGCCTTTAGAGGTTTAACAGAATTTGCAAGTAAAGTACCTTTCAGCCTAGAAGAAATACAAAGGGGTGCAGGAAACCTAGCGGTAGTTTCTCAAAGTGCAGAAGAAATGAATAGACTACTGGCTATCACAGGAGATTTAGCGGTAGCATCTGGTTTAGACTTTCAAACAACAGCCGAACAATTACAAAGAGTATTCTCAAGCGGTATTAACTCCGCAGACCTTTTTAGGGAAAGAGGTGTTAGGGAAATGCTAGGCTTTGAAGCAGGAGTCGCAGTAAGTGCAGAAAAGTCAAAACAACACATAATAGATATTTTTGAAGAGGGTTCAAAATCCTTTGTTGGTGGTAGTCAAGTAATGGCAGACACCTTTGATGGTGTTGTGTCTATGATTGGCGATAAAGTAAGACTTTTCAAACAAGACGTAATGGATGCAGGTCCATTTGAAGCTTTAAAAGCGTCAGCACAACTTCTAGATGAAGCATTAGTTAAAAACTTTGGAAGTATAGAAAAATCAGCCGAAGCAATAGGTGATGCAGTAGTAACAGCAACTATGAAAACTATTTTGTTTGGAGCGAGTGTCATTGATGCTTTTAGACCCACCTTTCTTTTCATAGGCGGTTCGATTGTTAACTTAGTAAATTCAGTTAGAAGTTTACCCTCACCTATTCCAGAAATAGGATTGCTTGGTTTTTTAATGCTTGGAAAGAAAGGAAAACTAGCGGTTACTGGATTAGCTGTAGCAAAAAAAGAAATGGAGGGACTTGAGAAATCGGCAAGTCCTTCTCTTGCAATCACGATAAGATTAGCGGAAATAATGGCAGGTTTAGTAGGTCTTGACATGGCAACGCCTACAAAAGAATTAAATGAAGCAATGAAAAAAACAAAGGAGAATGTGGAAGATACAGTCCCACCTTTTAAAGAATTTACCGACCATTTAGATGAATCAATCCAAAGTGGGGGTGATTTAGAAAAAATGTTTGCAAAAATTTTCAAACAAATTGAAGAGGGAAGAAAAAAAGCAAATGAACAAAAATTCAGCGATTTGGGATTAGCACCTTTTGCTATGGGGGGTAAAATTGATAAAGCCAATAAAGCAAGAACAGACGCACTTGATAAAGAAAAGAAAGACGTTGAAGAAGTTACTGGGCTTTATGCAAACTTTGCTAAAGGTTTTCGAGAGGTAGCCGAATCCCAGAAAGAAATGTTTAAACAAATGCAAGATATAGGTGCATCTACATTTGATAAACTAAAAACATCACTCACAGATTTTGTAATGACAGGCAAACTAAGTTTTGCTGATTTGGGAACTTTTGTAGTTCGTTCAATGGTTGATATGCTTATAGGAAAAGCAATACAAAATGCTTTAGATGGTTCTCTTAAAATGTTCAAAGCAAGTTCTATCAAGAAAGCCATGATAAGCTTATACGAGGGTGCTATGAAGACGTTTGCTTCTATACCCTTTCCATTCAATATTGTCGCTGTAGGTGGTGCTTTAGCCTTTGGAGCGGGTATAGTTAATAAAATTAGAGGGTTTGAAAAAGGTGGTAGACCGCCAGTAGGACAACCAAGCATTGTTGGGGAAAAAGGTGCAGAATTGTTTGTACCAGACCAAGCGGGAACAGTAGTACCTAATGACAAGCTAGGAATGGGTAAACAAGTCACAGTAAACTTCAATATCAATACTGTAGATGCTAGGGGTTTCAACGAATTGTTGGTAAATAGTCGGGGTGTAATCGTAAACCTTATTAATAGTGCTATGAACGAAAAGGGTAAGATGGCAGTCGTATGAGTGGAGCTTTACCAAAAACAAATTTTACAGCTATCAATATCAAGAGCAATCAAAAGACATTGTTCAGCGAAACCGATAGCGGAAAGACATTTAGAAGACAAGTGCAAGGTCAACGCTTTAGTTTTACACTTTCATATCCCCCTATGACTAGGGCAGACTTTGCACCGCTGATGGCTTTTATAATGAAGCAGAGAAACAGAAAAGATGATTTTACAGTTACCTTTCCAAGCTATCTAAACGCACAAGGCAACGAAACAGGCACTTTGTTAGTAAATGGTGTTCATGCGGTTGCCGATACAACGATAGCAATAGATGGGTTCGCTGGTGATAGTGCGGGTAGACTCAAGGCGGGTGATTTTATCAAGTTTGCTCACGATAAAGTTTATATGGTGGTTGAAGATGCAACATCATCCAGTAATGCTTCAACAGTTACCATAGAACCACCCCTTAGAGAAGCACTAGCGGATAATAGTGCCGTCACCTATGATTCAGTACCTTTTACAGTTCATTTAACAAGTGACATTCAAGAGTTTGCTACAGGGCAAAACGATAAGGATGGAAACTTATTATTTAATTATGAGTTCGATGTAATAGAGAGTTTGTAAATGGCTAGAGGTTTAACAAGTGCAGTAAAAACAGAACTAGCCACAGGAAATATTGAACCAGTTATTTTATTAGAATTAGGTTTCGGAACGCCAGTGTATTTAACAAATGCAAGTTTCGACATAACATCAAGTGTTTCTGGAAGTTCAAGAACATACCAAGCAAACGGACATTTTAGAGGAATAACAGGGGTAAGTGAAACAAATGCACCTTCTAAAAATAGTCTTGTGGTTAATCTTTCTGGTGTTGACCAAACCTATATATCAATAGCACTCAACGAAAATATAATTAACGATAACGTCTTTATTTACAGGGGGTTTTTAGATGCAAACCTTGCACTAATAGCTGACCCATTTCTCTTATTTTATGGAACAATAGACGAATATAAAATTACTGATAATACAAAATCAGCGAGTATAAACCTAACAGTAACGTCACATTGGGGTAACTTTTCTAAACAAAGTGGGCGAACAACGTCAGACACTTCACAAAAAAGATTTTTTAGTGCTGATAAAGGTATGGAATTTTCCGCTTTAACTGTAAGTGACATTAAATGGGGTCGGGTATGAGTAGCGTTCACATATACCAAGCAGAGAAAAAAGATTTTCAAGAGGTCTTTAATTTGCTGATAAATTTTAAAGAAGTTGATTTAGTTGACGTAGACTTACCCAAAGTAGATAAGCCAAAACTAAAATCATTTATTGATTTCATTCTACAAAAGGGCAAGATTATTCTTGTGAAAGAGTTAGACCAACAGGAACTTATTGGTTGTTGCATATTTCATAAATCAGAATATTGGTTTAGCAAACAGGAACTAATAAACATAAATATTCTATATATTAAAAAACAATATAGAAATTTTAAGTTAGTAAAAACGCTTGTAGATAGCGTGAAAAATGTAGCTGATGATTTACCGATAGTTATGGGGGTCACAACAAAAATAGAAATAGGTGCGGTGTTAGAAAAACTTGGGTTTGAAAATATGGGCGGTAACTGGAGATTAGCGTAAATGTGTGATTTTAGTTTTGTAGGCGATTTTATTGATGACGTTGGCGATTTTATCGGTGATGTCGTTGATGTTGTCGTAGATGTAGTTGAGGACGTTGTAGGGTGGCTAATACCACAGCCGGACATTCCAGAGTTCGGGGATGACTATGCAGAACAGCAAGCACAGGGAATATTAGTCAATAAATTTAGGGCAAACGCTTCTATTCCTGTTGTATATGGCACAAGAAAAGTCGGTGGGAATGTCGTATTTTTAGAAACATCTGGCACAGATAATCAATATCTATATATGGCTTTAGTTCTTAGCGAAGGGGAAATAAACAGCGTAGAAACCTTATTTGTAAATGAAAACCAAGTAACTTTAAGCGGAGCATTGACCGATGGAACACAACGAACAGTAGCAAGTTCTGATTCAAACTTCTTTGCTGACTCTAGTCTTATTACAGTCGAAGCACATTTAGGAACAGACTCACAATCAGCATCAACCCTTTTATCTACACTTACGTCATGGACATCAAACCACAGATTACGAGGTCTAGCCTATCTAGCTCTTAGATTTGAATGGAACGCTGATAAGTTTGGTTCATTGCCAAGAGTGCAAGCAACTATAAAAGGAAGAAAAATTTACAACCCAAATCTTGATAGCACAGTCACAGGGGGTAGCGGAAGCCATAGAAAAGACGATAGTACAACTTGGGCATATTCAGACAACCCAATATTACAGCTACTAGACTATCTTAGAAACGATAGGTTTGGCATGGGTATCCCAAATAGTTATTTTGATAGTAACTTTGCGGATTGGCAGACCGCCACAGATGTTTGTGACACAAATATCACACCTTTTAGCGGTGCAAGCCAGATTGACCTTATGGATAGTCATGCGGTTGTTGATACGTCAGTAAAAGCTATAGATAATGTCAAAAACTTTGTAAGGGGGTCTAGGTCGTATCTAAACTTTTCGGGTGGTAAATACAATATATTGGTCGAAAGCACAGGCACAGCGTCTATAACGCTCACAGAGGACAATATATTAGGGGGTATCACAGTTCAGAGTAAAAATAAAAACTCACGATATAACAGGGTTATTGTTAACTTCATAAACCCAGATAAAAATTATCAGTCGGACACAGCACAATTCCCGCCAGTAGATGAAACAGGGTTAGCATCGGCAGACCAACACGCTAACATGAAAACCGCTGATGGTGGTCTTTTGCTAGAGGGCAGATTTGACTTTTCTATGTTTACAAGTCCATATCAAGCACAGGAAATGGCAGAAATAATATTAAGACGCTCACGAACTAGCCTTGATATATCTCTTAGAGCGGATGCCACAGCCTTAGACCTAGCCATAGGGGATATAGTAAACGTAACCCATGCAACCCCTAGCTTTTCCGCAAAACCCTTTAGAGTACAGGGAATGTCCATAAATACAGACCATACAGTAAGTCTTCAATGTTCAGAGCATCAAGATAGTTTTTACACATTCGGTACACAACAAGAAGTGCCAACAATACCCGACACAACACTACCAAACCCCTTTTCAGTACAGCCACCCGCAAGCATAACACTAGCTGATGAACTGGTAGAGTATGCCGATGGAATTGTTATAACCCGAATGTTAATCACTATCGGAGCATCTACAGACCTTTTTGTTGATAATTATGAGGTGCAAATAAAGCAGACGTTAGACCCAGATGGAAACGCTGTAACTGATTCGTTTCGAGAAATAGCAGTCGGAAAAATACTAGAATATCAACATCTAAACGTGATTGATGGTGCAACGTATCAAGTGAGAGCAAGGGCAGTAAACACTATAGGGTCTAAGAGTACCTTCATATCAACCACAAGGGCAATAGTAGGGGGTGTTGAACCTCCTAGCAATGTAGAAGATTTCGGGGTTGAGTTACATGGTCAAGACCATCTAAAGCTTACATGGACACCCCCTTCAGCAAATAGCGACTTGGATATATCTTTTTATGAAATACGCTATCAAAATGTTACAACCGGTGCGAACTGGCTAAACTCAACCAATCTTGTTAGATGCCCTAGAAGAAAGTGCGATAACGCAGTAGTACCCGCTAGAGTGGGTTCATATCTTATCAAAGCAGTAGATAAAAACGGCAATACATCGGCAGAAGCGACAATAGTCACAACCAATATTTCAGCTATACAGGCTTATCAAACTATTTCGACATTCACAGAAACACCCGATATTTTTACAGCGTTAGACCAGATGGATACTACATTCCCGTTAGCTGTAAAAATAGACGCATCGGGGGATGTGGTATTATCGTTAGATACAGTTACTAATTTTGACGATACAGTAGGGAATTTTGATAGTGTTGAGGGGGATTTTGAATTAGGGGGAACAGATACAACATCAAACCCAAACTTTAATGCCTCAAACAGAGATGCAAAAGGGTTTTACAATTTTAGTAATTCTCTTTCGCTCACACAGATATTTGATGGGAATATAGAACCATCAATTACCCTTGACGCTGAAAACCCTTATGATTTGTTTGATAGTGGTCGGGGGTCTTTATTATTCGATGAAGCCAAAGCCCCTTTCGATGGAACTGAACAAATACACGCTTTTCATAGGGTGCAGATAGCAACTTCCACAACTTCACTAGCCGATTGCACAAGCTTTCAAGATATTACACAATCAGCAACATTTAAATTTAAGTTTGCAAAGTTTCGTTTAAAGTTGTCAAATGATGACGCTCAAACATCTAGTAATGTTAAAAATATTGTGATTAAATTAAATATGGAAGAAAGAACTTTTGCGGAAAGTAATGTGGCAACATCAAGCGGAAGCAAAACAGTAACATTTACAAACCCATTTTTTGAAGCACCGGCAATAGGTATTTCCGCACAAAATATGGCTACTGGTGATGTTTTTACAATAAGTTCTAAGACAGTAAGCGGGTTCACAATAGCGTTTGCAAACGCTAGCGGGGGTGCAGTCGATAGGACATTTGACTACATCGCAAAGGGATTTGGGTTGCAAAGTTAACAGGAAAAAGGTATAAAAAATCATGGCACAAGTTTCAGATGTAAGTTTAGCAAATCAAGGTTTTAGTTCTTTTAGAACTGAATTGAACAATATTTTATCCGCATTGAATTCTTCACATAGTGGAACATCCACCCCAAGTTCAGCGGTTGCGGGAACTATTTGGGTCGATACCACAGGCACAAACACCCTTACGCTGAAAGTAAATGATGGGTCAGATAATTTAACGCTTTTTAGTGTTAACACATCAACCAATGCAGTAACGCTACCTAGTGGAGTAGGGATAACCGAAGCAGACCCCAACGCACTTCCTTTGGCGATTGCTTTAGGATAAAGGAGAAGAAATATGGCAAATACATTTAAGGTAGTTAGTCACGATGTTATGCCCGCAAGTGCGGGAACGCCCGAAGATTTATACACCACCCCATCAAGTACAACCACAATAATAATCGGTTTAATGTTAGCGAATGTCCATACAGCACAAGTTACAGCATCGGTAAAGTTAGTTTCAACAACTTCTGGTGGGGGTCGAACAGCCACAAACACCACAACATTCTTAGCTAAAGATGTTCCCATTGCTGTAGGGCAAACGACAAATATGTTAGCGGGTGGCAAGATTGTTTTAGAAACGGGTGACCAGATAGAAATTGACTGTAGCGTTGCAGATAAAGTTTCGGTAACTATGAGCATTTTGGAGATTACATAATGTCGGAAAACGATATTGGAAAAATAGGTGATGGAACAAGCTATGAAGCTGTTGTTAGGCAACATGAACAAACTATCAACAATTCATTCACAATAGATTCAACTAATAACGCAATGAGTGCGGGGGAAATCACAATAGGAAGTAGTGCGACTGTTACTATTTCTGGAACATGGGTGATAGTATGAGCAAAATTCAAGTAGATGAAATAGTAAACAAAAGTGGTGATGGAGATAGTGGTCTTGACTTATCAACTAACGATGTGGTCGCTGTAAAAACTGCTAACACGGAACGCATGAGAGTAGATGCTAGTGGAAAAGTTGGAATTGGTACAACTTCACCAGATGATTTTTTAGAAGTAAAAGGGTCAACCAACACCACTACAAGACAAGTCAAAATAGTTGATAGTTCTGATGCAACAGCCACGCACATTGGACAGTTCAATAATATCAGTTTT